ATAAACTCTGCATGTCGTCAAACTTGCTACCTTAATAAAGGAGACTAGAGATGGCAAAATATTACTCAACAAAACACTACGGACACAACATTGGTCTGTCAGCGGTATTCCGTCAACCAAACGCAGATCACAGTCACTGTCATTTGCTACACGGCTACAGTCTAGCGTTTACATTTACATTTGGATGTGATTCATTAGACAACAAAAACTGGGCAGTGGACTTTGGTGGACTCAAACCACTTAAGGCTTGGCTAGAAGATCACTTTGATCATAAGATGGCTTTGGATAAGGCAGACCCACACCTAGCCAAATTTCAAGAACTAGAAGCATTAGACTTGGCAGAGATTAGAATCTTTGACGGAGTTGGTGTAGAAAAGTTTGCAGAACATGCTTTTAACTTTGCTGATCAATTGATACGCGAAAAGAGCGGCGGTCGTTGTTATTGTGTTAGAGTGGAATGTGCTGAGCACGGTGCCAATAGTGCTATATACGAAGCTTAATCAAATAAGTTGACATCCAATGGACATAGTGTTATAATATGCTATGTCCATTTTTATTGATTGTATATTATGAAACGTATTGGCTTTGCCTGCAAGTGGATTGATCGTCCAGATCAAGTTGACGGTATTGATAAGAAAGATGAGTGCAAGGCTCTTAACACAGGTTCTACTACTGTTGCGTGGTTAAATAGACAGAGCCAGGAAGTAGCTGAACAAAAACTGTGGGACCTAATGGTAGGCAACATTGAAGCTACTCGTCGTCTGGTCGAACGTGTAGGAACACTTGATGAAAATCTTAGAATGGTACGACTCAGTAGCGATATACTACCTGTATATACTCAGTCACTTTGGAGCAGGTATTGGCGGCTTCCCGATGTCCGAGCCTATTGCGAAAGAGCATTTGGAGAAGTGGGAGATTTGGCTCGCAAGAATAGTGTTAGGTTGTCTATGCATCCTGGTCAGTTTACTGTGCTGGCAAGTGAAAACCCTGGTATTGTCGAACGCTCAATAGAGGAATTTGAATATCATGCAGATATGGTCAGGTGGATGGGCTACGGTAAATCCTTCCAAGATTTCAAGATCAACGTACACATCTCGGGTAAACAAGGTCCCGAAGGTATTCGAGCTGCCTACAAAAGACTTACCCCCGAAGCAAGAAACTGCATCACAATCGAAAACGAAGAAAACGCCTGGGGATTAAATGACTGTTTATCTATTATCGATATCGTTCCTATTGTGCTCGATATACACCATCATTGGATTCGTGAATCGGAGTATATCTCTCCGACAGACGATCGTGTTAAGCGTGTCTTGGATAGTTGGCGTGGTCTGCGCCCTACTATGCATTATTCAGTTAGTCGCGAAGACTATCTCGTCAATCATAGCACTAGTCTAGCACCGGATCATAAGCAACTGTTATCTGAAGGCTACAAAAAGCAAAAACTCAGGGCACACTCGGACTTTTACTGGAATACAGCAACGAACGATTGGGCGCTGAGCTTTTTAGACACACATGATATCATGTGCGAGAGCAAAGGCAAAAACCTAGCCAGTTTTGCCTTGTATCAGAGAGCTAAAGAACTTACTGTGCTTTAGGAGCACGTGGCTTCTTAGGTGCCTTAGGAGCGGCGGCCTTAGGAGCTTTTTCTGCTTTTGGTTTTGCAGGTGCTTTAGCTTTAGGAGCTTTCTTAACAGGTGCTTGCTCAACTACTGCGGCTGGTACTACAGCTTCAGGAACAACTACCACTGCTTCAACATTAGCGGCAGTAATGACGGCTGCTTCTGTTCCAGCAGGTACTGGTTCAACAGCTGGCACTACCGGCTCAACTTTGTAAGGTACTTCTGCTTTAACTTCTACTTCTAGTTGGGTAGCAGGTTTACCCGTAAAGAATTCTTTAATTTTCTTGAACATATAAGTTCTCCTTTCGACTGTTATTTATAAACTAAATACACCATGCCCTATAATTTTATAAAGAATGTTATATTAAACGAGTCAACACCTAGCAATAAACTAGAATTGTTGCCTTTACCTTACTCAAAGGGCGATTTAGAACCCGCTATAAGTGAAGATACTATTAATTATCATTATAGTAAGTTAGCCAAGGCCTATGTTGACCGCTACAATAATCGAGAAGGTGACTTAGATTTTAACGAAGCAGGTGCATTTTTACACAATTTATTGTTCCCGCAGTACCATAAAGCTGAGGGCAAAAATGATCCAGACGGTAGTGCTAGTGAGTTTATCACCAAGCACTTTAAAACTTTTGCCAACTTTAAGGAGCAGTTTAGCAAGGCTGCTATGGGCATACAGGGTTCGGGCTGGGTCTATCTAGCCAAGAATGGTGAGATCAAAACCATCAAGAATCATCAGATTAAGAACGATATTATCTTGTTAGTCGATTGGTGGGAACACTCGTGGGCTCTTGATTATCAATCAGACAAAAAGAAATATTTAGAAAATCAGTGGAAGATTATCAACTGGAATGTCGTTAGTGCTAGAGTAGGCCTACAGTCGACTGATATCTAAGTCACTACTAACAGGCATATCCCATATTAGGCGTCGCTCGACGCCTTTCTTTTGAGCAAAACGTTTAGCATCACAGTGTTCACAACAATGAAAATAATTGTTGTTTAGTCTCTTAGGACTGATCTTTTCTTTCAGTCTACGAAACCCTTCTCCACAACTATCACATCGGAACACAGCAAAGGTACGAGTGCGGTCGTACTGGTGTTCCTTGCCTAACTCGCTAGTTCTAGTATGCTTAGTGATTTCTATTTCAGTGCCGATGAACATTATGTATTTACATTAGGGTTATAAAATTAAAAGGTAAATATCATTATGATAACAATTTCCGACTCAGCAAAGACAAAAATACTAGATATTCTAGCAGAAGAAAATAATCCTAACATATCATTACGCACATTTGTACAAGGTGGCGGGTGCAGTGGATTCCAATATGGATTCACTTTAGATGAAGAACACAACGAAGATGACTTTGAATTTCCAATTGGAACTCATAAAGTGCTAGTTGATGCAATGAGTATGCAGTATCTACAAGGTGCTGAGATCGACTATAAAGATGAACTAATGGGTGCATCTTTCACAATTAAAAATCCAAATGCAACAACAACTTGTGGTTGCGGATCAAGTTTCGGGGTATAAACAAAATGGCAAGACAATCAATTGATATTGGCGTACAAGGTAATGATGGTACCGGCGATAGTATTCGCGGAGCATTCCGTAAAGTTAATGATAACTTTAGAGATTTATATGCAGTCTTTGGCACCGGTGATTTAATCAAATCTACAAATTTAGATGATTTTCCATCAAGCTATGCATCAAATCAAATATTTGTTATCAACGATGCCGGTGATGCTATATTGGCCAAAGACATTGTTGGTCAAGATGGTATTCAAATTGATAATACTAGCGAAACAGAATTAATTATCAAAGCAACTGGTGCCAAATTAAGCGGTGATTTTACACCTAGTTTGGCAGCAGCTTTAAATGCCAATACACTACCTATTGGTAATATTGGTGATCCATCTACTGTTAACGTAGACTTGTTCAATGGAACTCACGGAACAAATATAACAATTGATCAACTAGTTATTAGTAAAGGATATGCGGATCGTAGATATTTACAATCTGGTGGCGGGTCTAGCGCAGGACAAATTCGCATTAGAACAGAGCCCGTTAATCAAACAGAATATACTAAAACGATTAATGGCTACCAAGGCGGCAATATAAAAATTATTGGTCACGGATATGATAGTGGTAGTGACGGTATTGCATTCAAGTATTACTCCACTGGCACAACTGCAACAGGGCTAACTCAAGGTAATACATACTATCTAAGATACGTTAACCCGCAAGAATTAAGTGTACATACTACGTTTGATGATGCCAGAAATGGAATTAATAAGATCACTATTGCTACTGGTGCAGGGTCTGGTATACAAACATTAGTTGATGCTTATTTAGATACTACTATCCCAGGAAACTTTTTAAGTAATGAAGCATTACCTAGAATTTCTGCTGTACGCAGACAAGGCGATGTTATGGATGGTCCATTATATTTAGAAGACCATCCATCGCCGTTAAACACAAAACCAATTACTAGTATTGTTGGGGCAGACAGCGACTTCCAGGCTGCAACAAAATATTATGTAGATAATAACAGTTTTGCAAGTAATATTAATTTATTTGTGGCAACCAGTGGGGACGACACTCAAGCAAATACTCCTCCTGGAAAAGAAGGTCGTGCGTATGCCTATGCATATTCTACTATTGGAGCTGCCTGTGCTCGTGCAGTAGAACTGATTGAGCTGGCGGCAAACGAGCCAGGTCCTTATAGACAAAAACTTGCATATACTATTGGATCTACAACAACTATAAGTACTATTCAAACTGTGGAATTTGTTGGAGGCACCGGTTATACAGCAGTGCAAGATTTGCTAACACTCAACAGAGAATATATCCGTGCAGAGGTGATTGGATATATTAATTCTGTATATCCAGATTTAAAGTATGATACAGAATTATGTTCACGCGATGTAGGTATTATTGTTGATGCTATTATTATTGATACATTAGTCAACGGAAATTGGCAATCAATAAATGCAGGTCGATCATATTTTAAAAATGCCAGTGCCCGAGTTGCCAGCGGCACCCAACAGATAGAAACAGTTGCAGGCATTGTATATGCAAAAACTTTAGCTGACTATGTGCTACAAAAGATTAATCCTCCTACTAGCTATCAAAGTGTATACACTAGAAAAACTACCCCAATTAACAGCAACTCTACTCAGAGAGGTGTAGTATCATCAAAATTTGATACAATTATTAATATTATTCAAAACGGTACTAGTTCTGCACCAACTATTGATTATGGTCCAGGATATGTAAATTTTACTATAGATAATGGTGGCAACGGGCATGTTGATCAAGGTAATCCTACTAACGTAGACATTATTCCAGGTAAAATAGTTAGGGGAATTAGTTCAGGTGCAGTTGCTCGGGTAGTATCTTATACCACTGCGTCATTAACTGACACAATTGGTTGCCAATTATTAACCCCATATAATTTTATACTGACTGAAGAAGTTGAATTTGCTGAACCTAATAAAAGTTTACAAATTACTATTAAACCAGAAAGTGGAATTTATTACGAAGATTATCCTATTCGAGTCCCAGCTAACGTGACTATCCGAGGTGATGACTTCCGTAGAACTATTGTTCGCCCCAAAGATCGTGCAAGTCAAAGTCCCTGGATTGAAACATACTTTTATAGAGACACTACATTTGACGGTATAGATCTTGCGCCGACACTTTATCCACGTGCTATTAATTTACTAACCCGTAATAAAGACTTTTTAAAAAGAGAAATTATTGCATGGATTGCAAGTCGTGTAGCAGGAAACCTTTCTCCATTTACTACAGGATTTAGCTACAATGAAGGCAAATGTAGCCGTGATGTTGGGTTAATTGTAGATGCACTAATTCAAGATATTAAGTTTGGTGGCAATGCTAGTACGTATGAGGCATCAGCATTATACTACAACGGTGTCACTAGTAAGATTGTAGGGCAAGAGGCACAGACTGCCGCTGCTATAACTCAACTAAAAACTATTATTGTTAATTATATATTAACCAACACTGCCTATAGCTCATTGCAATTGTCAGTAGCACAATTTATAAATTCAAATAATGGTGAGGCAGGCGCAATTAGTAAAACAACTACCTTGATGAATAGCGTAGTATCAGTAATTAGTACTGGACTTTCTGCTTTGCCGGTAAACTACGACAACCCTAAATATGGGTATCATTACTTAAAAGATAGTTCAAGAGTAATGAATGTAGGAGCCAGCTATGCAAATGCTGGTGGGTATGTTAAAGCAGCCAAATTAATAGAAATTAACAAAGCATATATACAAGCCGAAGTTAATGGGTATGTGCTAGCATATCCAGGAGTAATTACTTATAATCAAGATAAGTCAATACGAGATACAGGCTATATCGTTGATGCAATTATTGCTGATCTTCGCAGTGGTGGCAAAGCTAATGTGGTTGATATTGCTAGTAGATTTTATAAAGCTAGTTCATTAGTTACACAACCGGCCTGTGTTGCTGGTATTAATTATATTGCAACTATTATACAACGTATAACACAAAACTTAGCACCTATAACAACATATCAAACAACAGTTAGTCGAGTTGTTGATAATAGTATTGTTAGAGAAACAGCTAGTGCCGCAGTAATTAATAGCTTAGTAAGTAGTGTAGTTTTTGCGTTTGATGCTCAGTACAATCCTCCTAAGAATGCCAATGAAGTTGATGCGTTCTTGTTTAACGATGCTGTTAGAATTAGTAATATTAGTGGCCAAGGTCATGGTGGATTTATGTGTGTACTTGATCCTGCAGGATCAATTGGTTCTAAATCACCGTATGTTCAAGAAAGTGCCAGCTTTTCTAAGAGTATAAACAGACAAACATTCAGTGGTGGTATGTTTATTGACGGATTCAGCGGAAGATTGAAAACTAAAATTACATCTACTAGTGGTGGTGGATTAATTTTAGAATTAAACGGATTAACTTATAGAAAACCGGTTGCTCCTACTGCGTTTTATTACAACGGTTTCCGTTATCAAGTAGACAATGTTAAGTCCTGGAATCCAAATACCGGCGCTGCTACTGTAGAATTAAATCCTACAACTCCCTGGAGTTTAGGTAATCTAAACATTATTTTAGAAACTCCAGGCAATCGTTCAATGCTAGCTAATGACTATACACAGGTTAACGATTTAGGCTACGGTATTGTTGCTCATAATACTGGCTTAACAGAACAAGTATCAACCTTTACCTACTACTGCTGGACTGCATATTTTGCTAGTTATGGTGGACAGATTAGAGGTGTTGCTGGATCTAATGCCAACGGGCAATACGGATTGCGATCAGTTGGTGCAGACCCAACAGAAATTCCTGATCAAGTTTCTCTAACAGAAAATATGACACAGGTTGCTAAGATTTATCGATACGATGATTACAGCGGAGACAATCAAAAAAATGATATTGAATTGTATATTAAGAGATACAGCTACATTCCATCAAGCGTTAGTGAAATAGAAATTGATCATTTAAACGGTACTATTGGTCGATACGAGCTACGTACCGTGACTCGTACAGGATTAAATGATAGTCAATACACATACCGAGTCACTGGAGTCACTAAAGCTTCGACTGCGGTTGTGACAGTTCACGGCACATTGCCATTAACTATAACTGGTATTAGTCGAGCAAGTCCAGCAGAAGTGACAGTTAGTGGTAATCACGGTCTAGTTGATGCAGACTTTGTGACAATCACTGGTGTCACTGGAATGACGCAAATTAATAACGGCAGTTATTATATTAAATCAACTGCTGCAAATAAATTTACACTTTATACTGATAAAACATTAATTCCTGAATTAGATAGCATTAACTTTACTGCATGGGCTAGTGGTGGCACCGTAGAAAGTCCTATTAAATTCTATGCAGGCGATCGTGTTTTAATTAGTGGCGTTGGTGGTATGACTCAGCTTAACGACAACAAGTATTATGTTAAACCATTAACTTATAAAACGTTTGAGTTATATAGCGATTCTGCATTAACTACTCCTGTCAATTCTACAGCATATACTACCTATACAAGTGGCGGGGTAGTAAATGAAAAATTCACTTATAATATTAACGCAGTTAGCAAGGCAAGTCCTGCACAAGTCACGTTTACAGAAAGTCACCACTACTCTAATGGTGACCTAGTAAAAATTTCAGGTGTAGGAGGTATGTCTCAGATTACTGGATTGTACTATGTTAAAAAGAATGGTGCAAACACTGTACAACTTTACCAAGATCCAACACTAGCCACTCCAGTTAATAGTACAACCTATGCAACATACACCAGTAGCGGTACAGCATTTGGTGGCCAAGAAATATTGTTGCTAAGTGTTAGTACAGGATCTAACGATAATAGAGAAGCAAATGGTCTAGTCACACAGTTAAGTGACAACATGAACATTGCTATTCGTGAATTGCAAAACTTTAGATTTAGTGGGGTTGACAATGTTAACCCAACTAGACCAAGTACTGCTCTTGAGTTTGATGCAACATTACCAACTGTTTATAGAATTATTGCCTACGGCACAAC